GTACTGTGGCGCAGAGCCTGGTCTATGACGGCTCCGCGCCACAGTACGCTTACAACATTGGTGGTCTGTAATGCTTGAACAAATCGTTGTCGCTGAAATTGATGGCTACGACCCGGCCATCTACGGCACCCGCACGCTGCGCTTTTCCACGCAGGGCTTTGCCACAGCTGGCGCACCGCTTGGCGACCCCACTCTGGACTCGCGTTTCACCGTCATCAGGGCAGGCGAGGCCACGCGCATCAATAGGCTTGGCCTAATTGAGACTGTTGCATCTAACACGCCGCGCTTTGACTACAACCCAACAACCAAGTCAATCAATGGCTTGCTGATTGAGGAATCTCGCACCAACGTGTTGCTCAACAGCTTGCTCAACGGCAATAACTTGGCCACGCAAAACGTCACGGTCACGGCTACCGCGTACACCCTGAGCTTTTACGGCGCAGGAACAGTCACGATGTCGGGCGCATTTTCGGGGTCGCTGGTTGGTTTGGGAGCCTATCCAACGCGCTCCACACTGACATTTACGCCAACAGCAGGCACCCTCACGCTGACTGTGACGGGAACTGTGCAGTTTGCCAACTTGGAAGCTGGGTTGTCCGCTACCTCATTCATTCCAACGGCAGGCGCGGCAGTGACGCGCAACGTCGATTCGATTGTCATGAGCGGGTCAAATTTCACGCCCTGGTACAACAGCGCGGAGGGCACGTTGTTTGCCGAGTGGCAGCAAGGCACTACCGATGTGGTGATCCCGGTTGGCATCACGGACGGCACAGTCAACAACCGACTGACCATTGTTGGCGGAACGACCATTGGGGGCCGTATCACTGTTGCTGGTGTCTCGACCAACCCAGCGGCTGTGACCGGCGGTGTTGGTGTGCACCGATCTGCGATGGCGCTCAAGAGTGGCGACAGTGCGCAGTACACCAACGGCGTGCTGAACTCCGCTGTAACGCCTTCTGGCGTGCCCACAGTCAACCGCATGGAGCTGGGCGGGCAGCCTGCCACATCAAGCGCCTACCTCAACGGCTGGTTGCGCCGGGTGATGTACTGGCCGACCAGGCTGACCAATACCCAGCTGCAACAGCTGACAACCGGCCAGCTGGTGCCATCCGGCATGAGGATGGAACTCGATCTGACCGGCGGCGCAAACGCCTATTACGAGGCCCGCATCAAGGTGCCGCCGAGCGTGCAGCGCGAGTGCTTCCAGAACGCCCGCACATTTGGCCGCAGCCAGATCGGCTATGGCGAGACCACGCTGGTCAACAACGACGGCGGGCTGGATTACATGCTTGGCTACAGCTATTCGGGCCGACGCATCGTGATTCGCCTGGGCACGCTGCAAAACGATCAGCTGACCTACGCCTGGTCAACCATCCTGGTCGGCAGCATGGAACAGGTCGAACTGTCATGGCAAGAGGTGGCCGTTCGCATCCGTGACCGACTGCTGGACCTGGCCACGCCACTGCAACAAGTCCGTTACGCGGGCGGCAACGTGCTGCCTGCCGGGCTTGAGGGCAACGACGACGACTTGAAGGGCAGGCCAAAGCCCCTGGTGTATGGCCAGGTGTTCAACATTTCCCCACCCTGCGTGAACACCACGCGCTTCATTTATCAGATCCACACTGGCGGCCAGGTGGTGTCGGTCAACGGCGTTTATGACCGGGGGGCCTTGCTCACGGCTGGCGCTGCCTACAGCTCGCAGGCCGACATGGAAGCGAACTCCCCAAGTGCTAACCAGTACCGGGTCTGGAACGATGCAACGCTGGGATGCTTCATCCGGCTTGGCTCAAACCCGACCGGTACCGTGACGGCTGACGTGACGCAGGGCGCAACCCGGACTGTTGGCCAACTGTTTCAGGCGATCTTGCTCAAGGCGGGCGTTCTGTCTTCACAAATCAATTCTTCGGACATCGCGGCGCTCGATGCTGCGGTGAGCTACCAGGTCGGCGTCTATGCAGGCTCAAACAGCGACGTGACGCCGCTGGAACTGCTTGACGAGCTTTGCGCCAGCGTGGGTGCCTGGTACGGCACCGACATCAACGGCAACTTTCGCATTGGCCGGATCGTGCTGCCTACCGGCACGTCCTTGGGCACCATCACAACGGTCGAGATCATCCAGATCGAGCGGATCGCCAGCCGTGATGCCGGTGTCGGCGTGCCTTCATGGAAGGTGAAGTTGGGCTGGCAGAAGATGCAGACCGTGCAGCCTGACCTGAACACATCGGTCAGCGTGGCCCGCAAGACCTTGGTGGCCGAGGAATACCGCCGCCAAGAGGTGAGTGACGCCACCGTGAAGACGGCCAACCTACTCAGCCCGGAAATTGAATTCCCGACCGTGCTGGTGAACAAGGGTGACGCGGCAAACGAAGCCGCCAGGCGCTTGGCAATCTACAAGGAGCGCCGCGACATCTACAAGCTGACCGTGCGGGTCGATGCGCAGCTTGCGTCGATTCTCGACCTGGGCAACATCGTGACGCTGCAGATCAACCGCTTCGGCATGAACGCAGGTAAGAAATTCCTGATAATCGGAGTCAAGAGCAATATGCGTGGCTACCTGTTTGAACTGACTTTGTGGGGCTGAGATGGCAAACATTTTTTTGGCGTGGCAGAACCGAGCTGACGAAGCCATCTTGTCGGGCGGCTCTTGGCTGTCGAGCCTACCCATCACCAACATGCAGAACCGACAGCTGCAGAAGGTCGCACGCACCAGCAACGCAGCCCTGACCTCGACCCGGTTTGACATCGACCTGCAGCAGGGTAGGCCGATTGGCGTGCTGGCGCTGGTCAACCACAACATCAGCGTGACGGGGCGCATCCAGATCACGGGCGCGGCCACGGCGGCGTCCCTGGCCAACCTGTTCACCACGTTCACCAATGATTTCAGCAATGCCGCCTGGACCAAGGGCAATGTGTCGGTGACGCCCAACACCAGCAACGTGTTTGCACCCGATGGCAGCTCGACCGCAGCGCAGATTCTGGGGACGGCAACGACAGAGGCCAACGTCTACCGACAAATAAGCCTGCCTGGCACCTCAACGGTCACTCACAACATCTACCTGCAAGCCGGATCGACAAGCGCTGCTGCTACCAAGATCACATGGATGACAGGCGGCACAACGCAAACCGCATCGTGCTCGATTGACTTGCTAACTGGCGAGGTTTCAGCGATCACCGGCACCGCGTCATCTATCACGGCATGGTCGGTTGACGCTGGAAACGGATGGTGGCTGTTGACCCTTTCAGGGACTGGCACCAGTGCGGGTAACACGGTGGTGCGCTACGAATTTGAAGTGTTTGGAGGCAAGAGCATTTACGCCTGGGGCGCTTTCATCACGCAGGCCGAGCCGCGCATCTACGTCAGCCCCTACATCGACGTGTGGCCCAATGGCATCGTGGTGCCCGAGCTGCTGGAGTGGGAGCAGGACAACTTCTGGCTTGGCACGCTGACGCAAGAACAGCGCGACCAGTATCAGTCCCCCTTCATCAACAAGATGCCCGAGCCGGACACGGCGCAATACTGGCGCGTCGAAGTGTTCGACGTGGACAACCCAGACGGCTACATTGAGATTGGCCGACTGTTCCTGGCTCGCGGCTGGACGCCCGCCATCAACTACGCATACGGCGCGGACTTCGGCTACCAGGACATCACCCCGGTGGACAGAAGCCTGAGCGGTGCCGAGTACTTCGACATCCGGCCCAAGTTCCGGGTGATGAAGTTTGGCTTGGAGTACATCGAGGACAAGGACACCTACAGCTTTGCCCTTGACCTGCAGCGCGTCGCCGGTATCAGTGGCGAGGTGCTCATCATCCCTGACGGTGGCGAAAACCTGTCACGCCAGCCGCTCATCAGTTACCTCGGCAGGCTCAACCAGCTGACGCCAATCGCGCAGACGCAGCCTACCGCCTACAACGTGTCATTTGAAGTCAAGGAGCTTTTGTAATGTCCTCAGTTTATTTTGATCCCGCTGTTGGAGGCAACGGCTCCACTGTCAGCGATGATGCTAATCCGTCAACCGGCCTGGCCGATGGTGGCCACCGCACCCGCTTTGTGCCCGCGCTGGCGCAAGTGGTGGCGATTGCTGGCAACACAGTCACCAAGGCTCAAGAAGCCGCTGCAAGCGCGGCCTCTGCGTCTGCAAGTGCCCTGACAGCGATCAACGCGCCAGGCACACAAGCCACGTCCACCAGCAGCGTGTCGATTGGTACCGGCAGCAAGTCATTCACTCTGGCGCAGACCGGCAAGAGCTTTGTGGTCGGCCAGTATGTGCAGGTGGTCAGCACGGCATCGCCAGCCAACTACATGGTCGGCGCGGTGACGGCCTTCAACAGCGGCACCGGGGCCATGACAATCAGCGTCACCAACGCTGCCAACGTCGGCGGGTCTGGCACGTTCTCGGCGTGGGCTGTTTTGCCTTCTTCACCACTGCCACCCAACGGCATGGCTTTGCTGGCCACCGTCACACCAACCAACGGCGCTTCAACTGTTGTCGTCACCGGTTTGCAGGCCTCCTCGGAACTCATCATTCTCGGGACAAAAGCTGTTTTGAACGGCAACAGCAATCTGTCATTTGCCGCCAGCGCAAACAACGGAACGAACTGGACATCAGAAAGCAGTGTTTCCGGTACCACCACAATTCATTCATTCAAGGCAGCGGTCAGCCTTGCAAACATCACTTCTGCTGACAAGCTAGTTGAGTGGCAGGGCGAGGCCGCAACACGGGGCTTTGGCAATCTGACCATGCCGACAACCGGTGCGGTGAACGCCCTCAGAATTACCGCGCCATCGAGCACCTTTACTGGTGTTGGCACGATCTACGTTTACGGAGTGAACTGATATGACACGCCCACTGATTCAAATCAACGATGAGGTCCGCGAAATGAACGACGCGGAATATGCGGACTGGCTCGCCGTGAGCACGGACCCGTTGCTTTACCAGGCGCAACGGGCTGCAGAGTACCCGCCGATGACGGACTACCTCGACGGCATCGTCAAAGGCGACCAGGCGCAGGTGCAGGCCTACATTGACGCCTGCCTTGCCGTGAAAGCCAAGTACCCCAAACCCTCATGACGGTTTGAAAAGTGTCAACTTGCGGAGACAATAGCTACCCAGCGGGGCGCTTTGCGCCCAAAGAGACCAAGATGTGAAGGACCATGAAGTGAGCACCACGCACCACGCAACAGAATCGGGCATTGCCCTTGCGGCCAAAGCAGCCCCACCAGTGTCAGTGTCCATCGCCTCCGTTGCTGGGTACCAGGTCTCCGAAATCCTCCTTTGGGCCACGCTGATCTACACCGTCTTGATGATTGGCCACAAGCTGTATGTGATTTACAAGGACGTGCGGGGCGACAAGTGAGCCGTATTCGCCTTGCTGGCCTCTCCCTCAGTGCTGCGGCGCTGATCGGCCTTGCAGTGCATGAGGGCTACCGGGAAACAGCCTACATCCCGGTTAAGGGTGACGTGCCCACCATTGGATTTGGTGACACCCATGGGGTGAAGCCTGGCGACAAGACCGATCCGGTCCGCGCCCTGATCCGCATGGGCCAGCACGCAGAAAACTTCCAGCGCGACCTGCGCAAGTGCATCGGGGATGTGCCCATGCACCAACATGAGTGGGACGCCATCGTGTCTTGGGCCTACAACGTGGGCACGCCTGCCGCCTGCAGCTCGACCCTGGTGCGCAAACTCAAGGCCTTCGACTATCCCGGCGCGTGCGCTGAACTGTTGCGCTGGGATCGCTTCAAGGGCCAGCCACTTCCAGGCCTCACCAAACGCCGCCAAGCTGAACACCGACAGTGCATGGGCACCCAATGATCGCCATCTTGCTTTCACCCCGCCTGTGGATCGCCCTGGCCCTTGCTGCCTTGCTGGGCTGGTCACACCTGACGGCCTACCAGGCAGGCAGGGACCGTGTACAAGCCCGCTGGGACGTGGCCAAGGCATCAGAGGCCCAACAGCGGGCCAGCGACCTGGAACAGGCCCTGGCCACCCAGCGCGGCCTGCAGGCACAGATCGACACGCTGAGAAAGGAAGCACGCAATGAAGTTGCTCGCATCAATCGCAATCACGCTTTGGCTCTTGACGGGCTGCGCAACCGCCCCGAAGCCCGCGCCACCGACACAGCTGGTGTGCCCCAGGCTGCCGGACCTGGTGTTGGATGCACCGGTCAGGGACTGGCAAGGCCAGATGCTGAATTTCTTATCTGGTTTGCTCGGGACGCCGCCCGACTACAGTCTGCCCTCGACCAATGCCGGGCCGGGTATCAAGCCGCCCAAGAACGCCTTGCAGGGGGGGACATGAAGGATGGCACTCCCTGAGTACGACCCCGCCTGCGGTCTGAGCAGGTTCGCATGGATACTTGAGGCGTCAAAGACGGTGCGAGCCGAGCGCATAGCTGCCGCAAGCAACAGGCAGCTGTTCAGTCAGCTTGACCGTGTGGCCATGGCCGAACACGACGCCGCAATGGACGCAGAGGACGACAACCGGCTCAAGAATCTGCGCCGCCAATACGACCCGGCAAGGAACCGGGCTACCAAGTAGGTAGCCTGCATGACTGGCGTGCCTGGTGCGGTAAGCCTTTGAAACTACCCCACAGAGCGCGAATGTTGTAGCCGCGTGGCCCATTGATAAGGTCTTGATCGAGCGGGGGATTTTTCATTTTTCCGCGCTCCGGTCGGGGGTCATCGACAAAAGCCAAAATTCGCGCCTGGGGGTGCCTTGCAGGTAGCTTACGCCAGCGGGTCCACCTCGATCACGCGCCTGCGGTCGTATACGCGTCGCATGGTGGCCTCGCTGCGGTGCGTGTTGGGGTCTTGGCCCCGGTTCAGCATGGTGGAGACATACAGCGCCCGAAGATCATGGGCGCGGAATCGGTCTCCCGTGGCCTTCTCGTATAGGTTCATCATCACGGCCCACTCGCGCCGAAACGACCCGTCAGCGTAGGGGTTGCCGTACCGGGTCGGGAACACCCAGCCGGTCCCTGGACGCAGCGCCCTGGCCTTTTCGATCACGCTTTTCAGCATGGGTGACCAGCGCACCAGGTAGCGGCGCTCACCATACCGCCGGGTCTTGGTGTCCACCACCTCGATGCCTTCATCGGTCAGGGCCTCGACCGGCAGGCCCAGCACCTCGCCCCGCCTGCGCCCGGTCAGGGCAACAGTCACGGCGATCAGCGAGACCATGAGCAAGCCGCCATGCGTGCCCTGCGATGCAATGTCCAGCAGGGTGTTGACCTCGGCAATGCTCACCGACCGGGTGCGTGCCCGTTCCTTGTTTCGCCGGACACCCTTGCAGGGGTTGGAGTCGCACGCGCCCACCGACATGCCGTAGGCGAACACAGACCCCAGGCAGGACATTTCCCGGTTGCCGCGGATCGGTCGCCCGGCCAGGCGCTGTGCCCGGATGTACTGCGCGGCATGGGTGGCCTTGAAGCTGTTGGGCTTCATGCTGCCAAACTCGGGCAGGACGTGGCGCTCCATCATCTTGGTGTAGTCGCGGATCGTGCGCGGAGACAGCGCGGCGGGGTCTTGCGACTTCACCAGCTCGCGCTGCTCTGCGATGTAGGCCTTCCACAACTCGGTCAGGTTTCTCACGGGTGGCTCTTGGTTGGATTCAAAGTTGGTTAGGCCGCAATCTGGGCCACGTCGTATTCCTCGGCCCAATCCACGCAAGACCTCAAATTCTCCTTGTGTCGAGGCTGCATCTTGTCGATGACGCCTTTGACGCTGGCTGGATTGTTGCTGCCGAATTTGAACGGTGTTGGCAAGCCAAAGCGGGCGGGGTCTGTCGCTATCAGGTTGGCCGCTAAGTTCAGCCTGTGTTCGCCTCTGGAGCTAATGGTTTTCATGCTGGTGCTCCAACGCTGTCACAAAGCCACCCGGCACGCGGGCGGTTCCTTCGGCATAGCCGTCTTGATCCACGACCCACCCGTTTGACAGCTTGGCCTGGCCGCGCTTGCGCAGTTCGGTCACGGTGACTTCTTCGGGTTTGTCGTGGTTGTTGTTTCTCTGCCAGATCAGTTTCTGGCCGATGACGTATTGCATTTCAGGCAAAAAACTTGTCGCGCTTGTGAATGATCTGAAATGTCATGGCTTCTTTTGCTTCTTCAGCAAACTGAATCTTCCATTCAATTTCTTGGGCCATTCGCTTGATTTCTTCCTCAAAACGCATGGTCAAAGGTTTTTTCACAAGGTAGGCCATCGCAGCGGTTTCAAGGATCAGGTAATACAAATCCTCTCCGTCTAACTCGCCATTGGAAATCTCCCCAGCTGATTGAAGAATGCGGCCCATGAGCTGCTGGCGCTTTTCTTCTTTGGCAAGGAATGCCTGATCTTCCGGGCTGATTTCATTTTGCGTTGCTTCTGCTGTCGTCATAACTTTCTCCTATTTGTGCCGCGCTCATGGGCGCACGGCAAAGCCCCAAAAATTTCATATCAAGGGTGGCTCTTTTGGATAAACACCTCACGGATCAGACCGGCCTGCATCCCGGCCCCGGCTTGCTCCAGGCGCTTGGCCACGGCCTCAGACAGATCGGCCAGCTCGCGCTCCAGTCGGTCGTTGCGGGCGCGTAACAGGCGGTTCTCCTGTTCCAGTTCGGCAATCAGGCTTTCGTCGCTCATGCCGCACTTTTCGCCCGGCTGTAGACCGTGATCGACCGCCCGGGGCTTGGTGCAAGGGTCTTGGCCAAGGAGACTTTCTCGGCGGCTGTCGGCTTGGCCAACATGCTGGGCTTGCATCGCCAGTTGAATGCGTTGCCTTGGCTCTTGCGTGTGCCATCTGGCCAGGTGTAGGCGCTCATACGGCTTCACCCACCACTTTCAGGGCCAGCGTCTGCGGCTGTTCCTTGACGAAAATGCCATCCGGCATCAGCGTGCCCTTGCGGTCCTTGATTTCGTCGTAGGCCAAGCCCAGGCATTGCACCGCGTCCACATCGGCCAAGGCGCAGCCATTGATGATCGTCACCAGCACATCGCCCACGGCATCGCGGTATTTCTCAAGCCAGTGGGCGTAAATCTTCGAAGTGCTGGGGATGCCGGTGTCGATCAGTGTCTTGAGGACGGTGGCCGCTTCCAGCAGCTCGCCGCATTCCTCCAGCGTCTTTTGCGCTTGGGCCTTGGCCGTGCTGTTCGGGATGATCTTGCGAGCCTCGGCCCATCGGATCACAAGGAGTTCCAGTTCTCGGTAGCTGTTCGGGTTGCTCATACGGGTTCTTTCTGTTTGCTTTTAAAAACGTTGACAGCGTGCATGACAGCCAGCGCCTCGTGCTGTTCGCGCCTGGTCGCTGCCATTTGCATGGCGTCTGTGTGCTTGAGGCCTTCGCCCATCTGGATGAACTCAGGCCCGGTCGTGCCCCATTTGCCGGTGCGTTCGTGCCTTGCCTTGACTGACCGGATCGCGGCCAGCGCCAGCTCCATGTCGGCGCGGACTTCGGGGTTGTCGAAAACTTCGCCCGCCATGACGTAGCCCCAATTCAGGCGAAAGGCCATGGTGTTGGCGGTGTACTCGTCGGCGGTGCCGTCGCGCAGTTTTTCCAGCTCGGTGTGCGGCACCAGCTGCAGCGCCGTGTCTGCCTCGGAGCTTTGCCGGATGGTGATCGGCAGCGTGCCCTTGGCGTACTTGCGACGGTAGGCCTTGCGGGGTTTCTTGTTGCCTGGCATGTCACTCCTTGATGCCGTGGGCGGCTTCGATGGCGCGAGCTATGTCGCGGTTTGCGTGGATTTCTTCAACATCAAGAAAGTCTGCGCTGAAAATCTTTGCGCCTATTGCGTCAATTTCCTCATCCGTCAGCGGCTTGCGCTGTGCTGGGTGTGGGGAGGTGTAATAAGCCTCGACGGTCATGCCGCAAGCACGATTTTCGGCAGCCATAGCTGCATCGACTTTTCCCCAGCCCTCGTACCCGTAATCGCAGAAATACACAGGCTCCTGCTGTGCTGGCTGCTCTGCAAGGATAGCGTCAATCATTTGAATTGCTGTGTTGGCATGAACACAAGGATCACGGCTTAACAGCGTCTTGATGGCTACAAGGCCACCGCCAACACCGAAAGGCAAGGGCTGTGC